GTTGGCTTCCAAGCACTCTTTTGAATCCACTGTGGTCCGCGCTAGCACGGCACCGATGGCCTCATGGGCCTTCTCGATGCTATCGCCAATAAAGCCGGTGGCTTCTGGCATATTGCGGGCCTCCTGTGTGCGGTCCCCGTAAAGGGGCACGTCACAAATCTCTGATTTAGTACCAGAGGCTCGGGCCAACGTCCGGAGACGCTGCAGATGGTAGGTGGCTGTGTTGTAGACGACATACCTGGTAAACAACGCGTAGCGCATCTCCGTACACATGGAAAGGCACCTTGTGGCGTTGAGTCGATGGTAGGTCGCGTCCGCAACTCCAACCCGTCCGGTGGGCGTGTCCACAACTCGCAGAGCAGCGGACAACGTCCAAGCCATTTTGTCGAGGCGCTTGATGGGCTTCGGAACAAACGCAAAATTGCACTCACCCTCTTCTGTAGTCACCTGTGCCACAATCATCGAGGTAACTTCAATGCAAGATCGGGGCCCGCCGTGTGAATCCAAATGCTTGGAATCGATGAATGCGGGCTCCCAAACCTCGGTTGTGGCGGCGCAGATGCTCTTGATGAAGTGGGTAACTGCGGCCGTGTTGGTCTCATCCTTACGGCGAACGACGCGGATAATAGTGTCGTCCCCTTCATTAACGTGGGCAAATCCATCCGTCAAGCATTCCTTAACGGCAATCCCATCGTTCATGTGGGGGTACAACAATGACTCAAACTCGTCGATAGGCTGGGCGCTCCTGCCGGAGCTCCATTCGAGCCACTTAAGATAAGCTTTCTCTCCGTACCCCTGCAAAATGCCGGAGCCAACGGAGACATCACCGCCGCAGCGGTTTGAAATGCTTGTGGGCCCAATGCCAGACATCAAATAGTAATATTGGATGTTGGCTGCGACGGTGAGATAAATGCCGCGCCACTCAATACGACGAACATGTTCTTCATCAGCATTCATAACGGCTGGCGTGTTGTCATCAAAATATGCATCGGTCAACACTGCCGCCATCTTCATGCTGTAGTTCTCGTACTTGGCCCATTTACGGTGGGTCCATGTGGCGTCGTTAGCGCCTTTGTCTGTTCCGATGACAACGCAATCGTCGGGTGTGTGAGCAGCAAAACGCGCAACCTTGAGCGCCTTGCCTGTCAATGAACAACCCTTGAAATTGCGAAATCCAAATTGGTCCGTGTGAAACTTCTCCATGATCTGGGTAATTGCTGAGGTGCCGCATTGGTGCTTGAGGGCGTCAGCCTGGTTGACGCCAGGCATGGTAATGAACCGAGCTTTCGGCACGCCCTCGGCACTCTTGCAAAACACGGCAGCTCGTATGATGTCACGAGCGCCGTACTCATCGTCCCAGTCAATTTCAGATCGCACCAAATCGTACGTCTCCTGATCGATGGAGTGAGGCTTACCTTCAGTTTTGATCGTGGCTCGCTGGAGCGGTCTCTGTAACCATTCTCGAAACAACTCCTCATGTTGTTCGGTAAGGTCGTCCCAGACACGATTCTGATGTCCAGTAAGCTTCTTGTGGAGAGACTCAGCCTTGTCGTGAAC